GGACAAAGGGCGAAAGCCACAGAGACGCCCAAGGAAAAGTTTCCTAAACCTACAATCTCTATGTGCTCTTACTGTTCTCACCCAGTGATTTATCAATTTGAGGCTGCACTAAAAACTCCCACCTAAGTGGAATAAAAATTTACAGCATCATAATTGATTTCACTTAGGTAAACGGTGGATCCGTCTGCATAGCCCCCCATGCAGGTCTTCTCTAAACATTAACAGTAACGGTGTCCTAGCGGTTATCCTCACCTGCTTAAGATAGAGTGCTTTTGTGCCCCTGTTTATCGGGAACACGCCAAGTCCGTGGCATAATTCATAGCTCAAATTATCAAATAGGATGAGCGATCCTCCATACTTCAGTTAATACACGTGATGGTAACGTGATGTTGTCGAATTGCACCCGCTCCTTCTCCTTGAGTTCTTAGGGTTTGCAATACGCCAGTTAATGTCAGGGTGACAAATGTCTGAAACCATCAGACAACGATGGGAAGCCCATAATTGTAAAGAGGTGGGCACCCATTGAAGAAGAACAGATTAAAATCTTCTCCAGCCGAACAGTACGTGGTGATCAAGCCAGCGTTGCCAATGGCCATATTCTTTGGGACATCAAGCTCAACAGCATAGGAAGGAGCGTTGTTCACTGTCGTATAGCTGTGAATAGCTTCCCAAATGGGTATAAATCGCTTGTGCTCCAGGAAAGGCACTTCAAAAGAGACATGTGGGTTTATTCCCAAGTACCGAATGGCACTACCCAAAAAGCCTCTGCCTCTCATTTTAAAAGCATTGTACAGATTTTCAGGTCCAGTATCTCCGGTGACCGTCACAAAATTCTGAACAGTCGTGGATTCTTTCCTGGTGACACTTGCTGTTGACATATCTCCCTCTCTACTCGCGCCTGCCAAGTCGTAGGTCCATCGAATGGAGCCTCTCCAACCAATAAAGGCGCAAGCTAAGTAGTTGATAAGGGTTGTGTCTGCATACAAGTATTTTCCAGCAGCGTTCAAGTCGACGACATTTGATTCCGATGCGACAGTATCATAAATGTAGCCACCATATTGCGGAAAAGCCATTCTGTTGTACACGCGAAATATCCTGCCCCTATTAGCAGTAGCGCTCTCTCCAAAATAGATAGCTTCATGCCTACACTCTCTCTTCAATAATTGCCGAAAAGACTGTATTGATTCACCATAAAACACTGAAGTGGTTAAAGGGTTATCTATACTGACATCAGCTATCTTATCGACAACTGGGGGATCTGAGACGTCTGGTCCACTAGGGTCTTCCATCTCTCCCGATTCCGGTTCAATTGATGGCAAAGCTTCCACAAATTGTTGAGCAGAGGGCGGTGTTAAATGAAACTCTGGCAAATTCTCACTAGGCACGGGCGCCACCTCGAAATCATCAAGCATACTAATAAACACATTGATCTCAATTGGTGACTGATTAGAGCTAGGTGTCATCAAGTCATTCTGCACATAGATACTCAAAGTGCCGTTTCCATAATCTGTGGGAAGGAAAATTGGATCCCCTTCACGATACATATTAAAGGGTGGAGCAGCCAATGGAATTCTAGGCACATAAGCCGTGTTTCGAGTCCATCCAATGTCAACACAAAAATCTTTTTCCTCAGCTATGTCATGAATTGTTGAATAAACAGTATTATATTCAGCTGGAGAGTGGGCATGAACAGGGTCATAAACGACCCTAATTCTGCCGCGGTGGTATGCTGAACAAACGATCTGAAAACGAATCCGCATGCTGCCGCGCCAACTTTGAAATGGTATGGCAGCAAAAGCACAAGCCGGCAAGTAATAAGTCTGATTCTCATAGACATGTAACCCCGGATCAACCTTCATGCTCCATAGTATATCACCAGCAGCCTTGGTCATGGGATTCCACTGAAAGGTCTTTAAGTACGACTCCCTCTGGGCAATCGAAGCTATAGTCAGCTCATCATAACCTTCCAAGCCTGTTGTGCGAGGATCTACCGTTAGCTCCTGTTTACTATCAAAAGTGAGCTTGTGTCCATCGTAATGTCCATCTGTTGTTGCCAATGTTCGCTTGCTTATGGGATTAAGCGTGCGTTCTTCCAAATCCATTGGTTTGCTAAAGCCAAATAATTTCGCCATAGCCGCAATTGCATTAGCTCCAATTTCTGTCGCCTTCGCGTATGGAGCAATCATTGGTACATCCGAAAGGGAACGAGCGACGCGAGCAACATTCGATGCTGGCTTAGAAACAACGCGCTTTCCATGTTCATCTGTTGTTCCTGACTCTGGAACGATATCAGGAACCACCTCTGTTGGTACGGCTATCGAAAGATTTTCAGCCCAAGCTAAGACAGTGATCCGAACAGAATCCGTACCCCCATTCACATGGGCCAGACTGTTGAGCGATGAAATAACAAGCTCACCCATCTCCCTCCAATCTTTGTACGGGATTCGCAATGAGTTGTGATACCAGAAAAATGGTAGTTCAAGTTCACACCCACTAGAAGAAGTCGGGTCAATAAAGCCCTTAATTCTCTGAGAGCCTCTTATAAAGTCGACTTGCTGCCAGGGAGACGGTGGTGTGTCTGGATTCAAAGGCTCTAGCGGTTCGTACGCTGCCATGAGCATGCCATAATAAAACGGGTTCCCATTGATTAAAATCTTAACTTTCATCGTACATTTAAGCAGATAGAAGTTCTTCAACTTCTCATTGACTCGGGCATTTTCCCAGAATAAAGTCCAAGGATTCAATCGTTCATGAAATGTTGATAATGGGGACCAATCGTACTCGGCTATTTGTAAGGGTCTTGAAAAGAAGTCATTTAACTGAACATCCTCAATAAAGCCATCATTTCTGGTGGCATCCATGGTTGTCCCCCTGGAGTCCATGGTTGTTGCCGCATTGTCATGCATGGTGATATTCTCATGCTTAGAGCTCGTTGGTGCGGTCTTGCCAAACGAGATAATTTTCTTTGGTGTTGTTGTTTGGTTTCGCCATCTATGGAGCGAAAGCCGCCCGGCGCAGGCGACTCCGCTGGTCACCCACCAACACAAGAGAACAGCGCGATAAAAGAACGGTGTGTGAATTCCTATACCCGTAAACCTTTTCATTCTCTGTGGCTTTGCTTCAATCCGATCAGGTAGCTTCTGCGGGGGGCTTTTTCCGTCATCCCCAAGGACGGCACTTTGAGTGTCAAGATTCACATCTGCAAACTCGATGGCCTCATCATCTGATTCATCCTCATCAAACTCGAAATCGAGCATGTTCACACGCAACTCCTCGGCCATCTCCTCATAAGACCGGTAAAGCCAGTCGCAATGAAAGTGAACTTCCTCGCAAGCTGATCGAATAATGCCAACATTCTCATCGTAAACCTCCTTTTCGTGGAGGGTGAGTTCTCTGAGGGCGCAGTACAAAACCTGTTCAAACAAGTCTTCGATGTCCCCAGACCCAATGTGCATGAGTAAGCTTTTCCAAATGGACTTCAGTGATAACTTGCCAACTGCATAGCCCAAAATGGGGTGCTGATAGGTGGTGCGTTTCAAAAACTCAACGTCCTTTTTCTCAATGTAATTGGGAGGGCTGGTGCTCTTCGAAGCATCTGTGACAGTCATGCCAATTTTAGTGAATTCAGCCTGAATTTGATGGAAACCCCACAAATCTGGATCTTTAGCGCACGAAAAATTGTCATCACCATACGTCACCAACGAAACGTAGTCCCTGAAGTGATATACATTGCCAGTCACGCGTTTGCTTATCAAGTAGAAAACAGCTCTCATTAATAAACTGTTATCCCCCGAGTTCCAAATGACTGTCAGTGGATGACCACTCGGGAATGCGAAAATCGCAATCGCTGTTCCGTTCCATTCTATTACGGGATTCAGAATCATCTCATTGACGATCTCCATCATAGTCTGGTCCTTCTCAGAATAACCCAGCTTACCAGCAAGAGCGACGTAGCCATTTCCTGTTGCTATCGTGGTGGCTTTGCAGCGAGCCAAATCATAAGACTTGAAATCAAGGTCAACGAATTTTCCGACTTCGGCATGAGCCAGCTTGGCGAACATTTCATCCCAATCTTTTCCTGCGGGATTCATGCCTACCGCACATTCACTCAACTCTCGTTCTTCTAGCAAAAAGTGAATGATAGGCAAGTAGTACTTACGCACAAGCAATGAAACTAGAAACTCCATGGCATAGAAAACACGAACCTTCCCTTTCCTCTGGACGATTTCACTTTTCAAGTGGGCTCTGACGACCGTCGTCAAAACCTCTCCCTTATCCATTCTCTCGCACATTGAGTCAAAGACTTTCTGATGCTCAGGCTTGAGACGATACTCATAAGGGGAATCCTCTAGAGGTTCCAACATTCCAAGCTTGTTCTTGTATCTCGGATATGTGGTGCTAGTTTTCTTGTTGACTGGTGTGATGTAGCGGCGTGTGGAATCACCATTTATTGTCTGGTGCATGTCAAGTGGTTCCATTGGACCTTTCTCTCTTACCCATTCATCCGCTGCTTCAAAGAGAGCCTTGAAGTAATCATCAAATGCGTACTGTCTGGCGTCTTTCGGGAAAGAACCGCAGCCCTCTGTCAGAACTTCCAGCTTGGGATTGTAAACCTCATAAGGTTTTGACATGTCCGGAGTCATAGCAACGTAAGGTATCTTGTCCTTCACAACGTCATGTATGATCGATTTCCGGGCCTTAGTTCGTGGTTTGTCAACCACAGGTGTGTGGCCCAAAATCTGAACATTCATTACATTTCCTTTAAATGGCTCCGCTTTTGGATGTGGCCCTGGGGCCAATTCGTATACCCCTTCAGGGTAAGAAGTGGGTACAAAAGCAGAATGAGCCACTTTACTAATACCAACGTCGCTTTTCTTCAGCCTACAAACCAATCGTTCCATCTGTTCCCGGGTTACGGTTTGAGCATATCCACTGTTCTGGACATTGCGATCCCCTGCAACATGGAAACCCAATATTGCGGGGTCGCGTCGATCTGAAATGATTGGCGACATACATTTCCCTTTTCCCGTGATTTTACTGGAGTAGGTTATTGCCGCCATAATTTCTCGTTTCAAAATGCGTATTGGCAAGGACTTGTTCACCATCAACTGCTCTTCAATGAGCTCAGCATCGTGCGAATTCCGATCACTAGTGATCAAAATCCCTCTGATAGATTTTTCGAGACTTGTGTTAGGAAGAAAATCATACATGGCTCGCTTCATAGCAGGAGCCGTAATAACATACATAGCAGCCAAATCACCTGACTGCGAAAATACACACGCAGAATAATCAAAGTTTGTCTTATGCATAGTCTTGTTACACGTAATATACAACACACATTGTCCTCCACATTTCTCTTTGACATCATCGACGAAATGGGCTGGAACGACCAACACTTTGGATTCAACATAGAAACCCATCACAATTGAGGCTCCAGCCTGATTGGTCGGTGAGTCAGCAACAATAGCCATGTTCTTTTTAATGGCATTTACTGCTTCAGTTGCTGAATGATTGTTGGGCATTGAAGGCTTTGGAGCTGGAACAAACGAGTTCATGATAAACCTGCTCCAGCCTGTGGGAGCGGGTGGTTTGACAACCTTGGGTAAAGGGTCTAAAACTTCGCCACTCTGATGAGCCCACGACTTTCTGTTTTCGTTAAGGAGTGTCAACGCCTTAATAAACACCGCAGCCACTCCTGCTCCCAGGAAGAAATTTTTCACTGATCTGTCGTCCGCCTTGCTAGCGGAAAATATGTGAGTGACAAAATCAGGGTCAGTTCTCACCTTGTGAATAATGGATTTAATCCGAGTTTCAGCTCCAATCTCGCGGTGGGCGAAATCTGCTGCGGCTGTGCAAGCAAAAGAAGCTGAAAAAGTCAATGCTCCAACCATCCACGAACTGCAAATAGTTGCTACTGGAGCAGGAGGTTTCTTCATGCCAAAAAACGGCGCGTTGAAAAACAAGGTTTCTTTTACTGTGTTTGCCACATCCTTAGTGGTCATGATACCAAAGAATGGGTAGCGTACCACTTCCTTGGTTCTCGGAGTTGTGAAGAAACGAAACCCTGCATCGACGAGCAAAACCCCAGCTGTGCACATAACAGCAGTGAAAAATGATCTCTTAAGAATGATGTCGGACTTACAATAATACCTATTGTGCAAACTTTGCCAACGAATATACTTCTCAAAAAGCTTACCAACAAGAGTTGGTTTTTCGAAATCAAGCTTTCCATCTGTTTCAAAGTACATCAATTGTTTAGGCATCAGGCGCATCCCATACAAGGCCAATCGGTCTCCTATACTGTTGATCTCATCAACGAGTTCCTCATAGGAGCTTCCTGCAATAGCACGATCAACCTTAGCCCAAATGGCGATATTAGCCAAAGGGGCAGTCCAAGATTTAACAACACTGGTCATAATCGGCCACAAAATGCTTTCAACAACCCCACTTTGGGGATCGGGATCTGGTTTAGGACGTGCTTGTGCAGCAACTGTCGTGTCGGCTGGTTCGGATGGTTTAATTAAAATCTCTCTGACAGAGCTTGCTGGTTCGTCTCGCCTCGACTCTTCTTGTCTTGATAGAGCGGCGTGGACGCGCTCTTCAGTTTCAAGAGCTTCACCATAATTCCGGGCGAAAGATTCATCTCGTTTCCGCTGCTCCTCTGGAGATCTATAAGAATTTCTCCAGTTGTGTCGAGGCTTAGACTTCTTAGTATCATCTTTGAAGTCTGCTTTACCTTTTTCCGAAGTTGGAGAAACCTTAATCTCACCTTTCATCTTTTTGAAGCTACTACACACACAGGATTCTTTTCCCATGCGACACTTCTCGCAGTCATTAGTTTTCCCGGCCATTTCCAGGCTTCGATTTCGGGCTGCTAACTGAGCAGTCGCATCTTCAAAAGCGATCCAGTACATCATTTTCAAATACTGGGTGTAATTCATCTTCTCGCTTGAGATAACTTTCCCATCTTCAATGAAGTTGTAATAACTGCGAGCAACAGTCGTCGAACCTTGCGGCTTGAATTTTGTGAAGACTGAGTACGTGAATGCATCATCAATTGAAATCTCTCCATTTGCCAACGCAGCAGTATTTAGTGTGTGCGTGCCTGTTTTAGCAACCTCGTTGACAGTTTTATGGACTGAAACATAGCGCCTGTAAAAAGCGTTTGGTTCATTCGCAAGATCCTTGAAAGGTTCTTCCACGTTGGATGTCAAATACACTCCCTCAGGAGCTACAAATACACGATCCTTCTGCTCCACATCGGCTCTCGGGACTGCATAGGGCCTGTTGTTAACCAAACCCAAAATGGCACCATAGAGTTCCTTACGTTGCTCATCTGGGCCTGCTGACAAGGTCGGGCAAATCTCATCCCCCAATATCGTTTGGGTGAGATTGCTGATTCCGTTTTGCCATTTTCCCATTGTGTTCAAGTGATTCAATCGGGATTGTTCAAAAACCATGTCATCTCCCAGCACCTTCGCACGAGCGGCAATGATTGCTTTCAAAACTGCCACATGGTCGTATGTTTTACCAGCACAAGCTGGTCCAAAAACATGGACTCCCATTGCAGCTGGGACCCAATCAACAGTCTTTACCACATCAAGAACTCTTTCTCTCAAATGGACAATTTCGTTTACAAGTCCCAAGGCAGCAGCAGTATTTGTGGCCTTTTGGTTACACTTAATGATCATTTGGACCCCGTCCAAAATGTCCTGAATGTTGGCCAATAGTTCTCTGCGCTCCTGTACAGTGAAGCCTTCAATGGTTGCGTCTCTCATCTTATCGTTGAAGTACAGTTGATAGTCATAATACTTTGCCTGATAGTAGGAAAGTTGCTTGGTTCCATGAAGGATTGGAGACAAACTCCGAGCTTTAAAACAAGCCATTCCAATCGTTGCCCACCACTCGAACAATCTGATCGCTCTGTCCATGAAATCAGCCGCATCTAAGCTCTCTTCAGCGGCATACTTAGCGACAGACGCGAAAATCGTCTTACTAAACGTGACTTGAGCAATGTGACAATTAAAAATTGCGTAAGCTGTGCCAATGACGTAAGCGAGGTCATCATTCATCAGCATGGTCACAAATCCTTTGAGTGTTCCGAAGGATTCAGCTTGCAGACTTGAAGGATCTGGCTTTACTTTTGGGTCGGCATTTTTCTTCGGCCGGCCATAATAAATGATTCGCAAAAGCTCCATAGAGCAATGTAACAAACCTCCTGTTACGGCACTTGTGAATTGAGCTGCTGCCCAAATAGCATCTTCAATACCTTCAGCACGCAAAAGACTTCGCAACAGAAAGATCAACTGTTCAAAGTAGAAAATGGGCTTCTTTCCCATAATCTGTGTGATTTCACTATCAAAAATCGATTTAGTGAGATCGATAGCTCGTGTGAGCATATCTTCGTCGCGTGCCGAAGCTTTGGCTGCGTCTTTTTTAGCAGTCTCGACGCTTCCTGCTTCTGCTCTCAAATCACTAGAAAGAGTCTCCGACTTGAGAAGGTTACACTGGCTATCATAGTAATTAGCAGTGTGTAGCGTCAAGTTCAGGGGCCTCTTTCCGGAGGTTCGGACCTGAACGATTGTGCGGAAAACACAATCCTTTAAACCGAATTGATTTGCTGGCAACCCTTCAAAATTCCATTCTGGGGGCATTCCAAGCAACATCTTCAAATCATCCTGACGCTTTGGATGGTTCGAAGTGTAAATGGTCCTATTACTTACCACAGTAGGACGCAAGGAAAAACTATCATCGTACTCATCTTCCTTGAGCGTACGTTTATTCTGGTACGCTCTGGGCTTTCCACCCAACCTTTGCAATTGGTTACAAGAATCAACTTGACTCCTTACATTGGAGATTTTTGACCTTCGCAATTGGTCACGGGAGCTTTCCCGGCCCCTTACATTGGGACTATTGTTTGAAAGTTCTACGTTCGAGTTCGTTGTCGCTCTTACCATGGTATTAAAACCCTACTTGATAAAAGCTCACAACGAATCGACCGAAGAACCCGCACAGTGGGGGTTCAAGGTCAATTCGTTTCCCTAAAGTCTTATTATCGGATCATTCGAAATGGGGTTCGAAGTCCATACGTCACCGGTTTCAGACAAGTGGCTCCCTAGCAAGCTAGGGGCATGTTCCACATAGAGGGCGGCTGTAGCGCCTATTTTGAGTATAGACAAGTTTATATGTGATCGTTAAAACCACAATTTCGCTCCGGCTTTTCGCACAATCGCTTATGCACGGCATCCTACTGGATGTGTCTGCCCTCGTGAGCAATCATCAAAATTATTTCGGGAATGCCAGTAGACACTCCCTAGTACACCCTGTTTATTACTTACGGCCTGTGGTGCACGAAGGCTCTTTAGCCAAGTGGCTTAGAAAATTCCATTTCGCCATGGATAGCAGCTATATAAGACTGGAAAGCATTTCCTCCAGAATTGTGTGTTTCAATCCCACATAAGTGGACACGGATTTACATCAAATTACGATGGGTACCGTCGTTGAGATTTATCTAGCCTTAATGAAACACAGGCTTTCTACAGTATACTTACAAACACTTACTGTGATAATAGTGTTTGTGTTCTAAGATCGATAGGGTTTTTCCTATTCGAAATAGATAAGTGGTCCTGTCGGGTGCAGGGCACTCTACCGCAGCGCATTTAATAGCGCTGCAAATAAAGCGAACTACATCACCGGGCACTCTCATGTTTAGTCAAGAAATGACTAAAC